CAGGCCTTTACTTCTAAGGCTTGGTAACGCCGAGACCTCCTTAATAAGCGAGGGTCGGTTTTCCCATACCGCTTCTTCCCGAGCACCTGGGAGTTTTCATGTATAAAGGGCAGTTTGCCCAAAATTTCTTCCACCCTCTCAAAGAGGTAGGTTGAGGTTTGGTAGAAACCCTTCTTCCAGAAGTGGTTTGCAGCCGAAACCCATGAAATTAACTCCGAGGCGTCCTGTCTGTTTTTAGGCGGACATCGTGTAAGATAGATTGGTGTTACATCAAATCCATCGTACGCATCCGTCCCACAAAATTCGCGGAATTTTCCGCGATAAAAAGTCTTGCGGTCATTCACCTTACAATTGTATTTCTGTAGGTGATCAAAAACAGCTGTCGCAGCATCAGACGGGACGATTATGTCGTCTCCGAAGATGTAGACGTCGTGGGCGACTCTTTCAATGGTCGCCCGACTTACAGGAAGGTTGTGAAACTCGAGTAAGGCTATTACACATATAGTGTAAAAATACATAGCCTCAACCGGGAAACACAGAGCATTCCCCATAGAAGCGAATTTACTAAGATGGATAATTCTTCCATCAGGTAACTCCGCTCGCCTCGAACGACAAGCGTCGATAGCATCCCGTAAATCTGGGTTGCTAGCGAAGAGTTGAAGAGCTAATTCCCGTGGAACACGGTCACTAGCATCCTTCAGATCGATCGTTGCAAATCGACCATCGGACGAGGAACTCATCGCAAGAGTTTGATTAACAGTTTGGTCAGTGAAGTTAACATGACCACCTGTCAAACGATTGTGTTCAAGTATGTGATAAATCACATCTTTAACAGACTGTTGTGTGTATTGCATACAACAGGGTTCAATCGCGATGATTCTGGGTCCTTTCAATGTTTTCGGAACATCGACAACCCGGGAGGGTTGTTCGAGAGGTTCCGACACGAACGTAACTTCCTTAAGCATCCCTTCTTCGAGATTGGTCTCGCCACTACTAAGTAATGGAAAGCCCATCCCAACAAAGGGGAAGTAAGGCTCAAGGCGATCGTGCCATACACGCCAGCGCCATTTCCCGTTAGGGGTATAGCGTTCAGCGGTGTTGCCGGGACCATGCCTAGGGACCAACATATCAACGCGTATGCGAGATATGTAACGGCTCCAAAGCATAAAAGACACATCATCGAAAATGATGCGATCTTCTGTCGGCAGCTGGAACATCGAGAGTTCGTGCTCAATAGAGACGAACCCCTCAATTGCCTTGCGAACCCTTCTAGGGTCGCAAGGGAGTTTCGTTTTCTTGAAGGCCAGGCAGATTTGTCTGACTGACTCAACGATAGACGAGGCTTCTTTGGGGGGTATTGCATTGTCTTTAATCCTTCCTGTCTCTTTATCAAAAATACGACCGAGCATGTCTTGCAGGAATGCAGGAATTGCTCCATTCTTTCTAAAATATCTGAAGAATGTTGGGTCGACCTGTCCAAGCTCAAGACTCTTTTCAAAGTCAGCGGCGAAGTCAGGTAGGGATATTGTTAAAAACGAAATCCCTTGTTTTTGAACGCGGGACCGTATAGTTCTTAGGTCCCGCTTGGAGACCTTCGCGACGCAATGCAGACACGCATCTAAATAGATGCGCCTTGCCAATTCTGTATAGTCACTTACGTTGCTTTTCATACATAACTCCCATCTCTGGGGGTATACGTATCAAGCCACGTACTAGCCTTGCAGAATGCTAGCAAGTTGTAGTATCACGATGGAAGTTTGGTCGAGGACGAACCCGGGTCGCTGTCTAGGCGACTCAGTTCACGTCCTTGCGGCGCGTGAACTTCAACCGGTAACGGACTCCCTACCTTAATATCTGTAGGGGGTTCCGAGTTGTTTGGGTTATTCTTAACTAAGAATATCCCTGTCTGAGCAATCGCTAGCAGTGTGCTGGCGAAGCCCATTATCTTCATGAGCTTTGTCAAACTCATACTGATAACTCTCCTTTCGGATATGGCTGGATCTAAGATCCAGGGTATCCGTTATAGGTGAAATGTTTAACTGGCGATTTAGCTCCAGATCTACAACCTGGTGAAAAATAACCAATTCGCCTAATGTGAGATTTTTCGAACTCTCACAAAATAGGTCGCAGAGGTACCTAAGATCATCATTTAAGTTGATCATTAGTTTTCACCTCCGAAAACTTTTCCTACCATCGTACTGTCATACCAAGTCTTAAAGCCAGTCCACATGTCCGTAACCTGGGTTTGGGTAAACCCATCCAGGGGACGGTCAAGTTGGACGGACCAAACAACGGTTTCCGGAATCAGATCCGAATTTAATGGGTCTGTAACGTTAGCACGTTGTAGAAGCGTAACTAAAGCCACTTGACGTGGCCGCTTGTTACGTACAATGTCTCTCTGAACTACTTCTAGAGAGTAAGTACGATCTACCATTTGGTAGAGAGACTTTCTCTGGTTGTTACCAGATGTGGTAGAGACACGGGGCATAGATTTCGCCACCGTGGCGACAGTTACAACTTGCGGATCGGCTAGTGCCATGGTTGACCTCCAGAATTGTATTGGATGGTTAACGTGGCGCCATGTCATCCAAGGGACATAGCCTAAGCACCACGTGAGATGAATCCTGTAGACGTACGGCTGATGCCGATGCCTCCCAGGATCGCCCACTGCCTTAGAGATATGTTATTCCAAGGCACGTTAAACCCATAGGGGGAATCAGCTAACTCTCTTTGTTTCAACAGCAGTCTGCGTTGAAACTGGAGAGACGTGGGGTTCTGGTAAAAATTGAGAAAACATGTTTTTGTCATTGTTCTCTCTTCAGAACGACACACGCTGAGATTCCTGGAGACGATTCCGTCTTCGACGAAGTCGTTCAGCCTGTCGATGTGTCTACCGAATCCGGTAAACCAATCGGCAAGCCAACTCCAAGGTGTTATCTTATAGAGTACAGACGGATTGATCCTAAGGCCATACTGTGTAAGCATGCGCCTCAATAACATGATCCCGGAATCAAAGTCGGGATCAACAGGATCAAACTCCGGACGGTAGTACATAAAGGAACCAGCGGCCCAGACAGTGTATTTAACAACTTTCTGGAAATCGGTGAATCCTGAACATAACTGACCGTCAAGAAGGAACGGTGCACACATCTTAAACCCTTGCCAATCGAGAGCCCCGTCATGGGGTATCGTGGCTGAGGTATAAAAACGTTGTACAGCCGAAACTTCTTCACTGGACTCCAACACTCTTCTCCTCTTCATCCAAGTGCGGTTGTTTTTAACCATATTGCGGTGATAAGCCGCAGTATTTTCATAAGCAGAAATCAGCTTACGAATGTCTGAGATGAAGGGTGCCCAGCCGAACTCCTCATTGACGAATTGATCGGCAATGTGACGTGGTCCCATTTCTGGCTGTTCGAAATATTTCGACCAAGGGGTGTTACGATTCTCCGCTATTATTCTCCAGCGGAAACCGAACGCCTCAGCCGTAGTTTTCAACATACCAGGGAGATCACGCAGTTCATACAAGAACTGAGTTCCATTCCAAGCTGGGATTTGTGGCTTGAGTTCATCCCAAGCCCGAGAGTGATATGCCGACAGAGTAGGGAACGAGGCTAAGCTAGCGCTGGAGTACGGTCCAAACGAGTCCGCAATCCAGAAACCATTATCCTGGAATCCTCCTTGATAAAGGGAGAAATTCTCGGTGTTGGTTGGAAACTTCTTTCCGCCAGCAGTTACCTTGTGCTTAAACTCTGCACCTGGCACCCAATATTGAATCAGCTTAAAAGGACCCGATGTTCGGAAGGGAGGGCCAGGGTTAACCTGATCCCAACATTCCATAGCATTGTGTCCTTGCTGTCCAAAGCCTCCATTAGTCACAGGTAGTCTCTGAAAGACCTTACCGTTTTGGTAATCTACTCGATAACCTAAACGGAAGATATGGCCATTGTCCGGTGTTGGATTAACCGAACCTAGGTCCTTTTGCCTATGACGAGAGAATATATTGGAAATGCGATAACGTCCACCGTGTCTCTTACGAGCACGCCAGGCGCGGTCGCCCCCATAAAGTCGGAAAAATTCCCGACGAGCCGCCTTTCTTAGGGCTCTTCTCTGAGCTTTGGATGATCCGGGTGGATAGATGACCTTAATTTTGTGCTTGCCATCCGCTGAGATAACCTCAAACGAATAGGGCACAGTAGGTCCAGGCATAAAGATAAACCTCCTATTAGATTTAAAGAGCATTCTCGCGAATACTCCAAGACCCCCTCCTAGG